TACTAAGTTACCGTCGCTATCTTTAAAAGAAAAGCCTATTAGACCGTCTTTATTACGTTCGTTTGTGCCGCCTTCGTCGTGTATAGGGTTTTCGCCTTCACTTACGCGGTTAAGTGTATGTCCTTCTAAAGTTACACTGTCTTCTAAAATTGGCATAACATCTCTTGTGTCGCTCATAATAATAATTCCTTTTATATAGCGGTTAGTATTTCTATTATATTGTCGCTTGTCGTACATTTACAGTAAAGGTTTTTAATGTTTAATAGCCTAGAACCTGACAAAACAAATTCGCCGCCCTTACCTACCGTCAAGTATTCCCCGTCGTCTTGCGTTTCGCCGGCTTTTGTTGCTATCCGTAAACGTCCTATTTTCCTAGTTTTTATTATTACTAATTTTGTCCTTTCGGGTAACTCTATAATAATTTCTGCGTTCTGTGTTATTTCTGCTTTTGTTATGTCGTAGTCGTTTATAACGTCTACGCTTTTTGTATTTACGGGGTTTTCGTATTCCGCGCCGATTCTTACCGCTATTTTATTAAGTAGCGTTACAAAAAATTTAGCTTGCTCTAAGTCTTCATAGGCTATTTTTAACTTGGTCGACTTGTCGTACGTGTCCATAAATTAAACCTTTTTAGTTACTTTCTTTTTAGTTGTTTTTTTCTTAACCGCGGCTTCGTCTTTATTCTTTTTATTAGAAGGGTAGCCCGCTTTAGTTATATCGTGATAATACCAACACGTAAAACCGCGCGTTGACGGGTATACAGTGATAACTTTAATCATACTATCATGCTGCGCTTCGACTTCTCTAATCTTAGCTTGTAATTTTGCTTCCGTTGGTTCGTTTATAAAAGTTGTTTTCATACTCGAATAAAATGACATGTTATTCCCCTTAAAAAAAAGGGCGACTATTCAGCCGCCCCTATTATTTTTTTATTTGCAGTATTTAAAAATTATACGTTAGCACCAACCGAAGAAGCCGACTTAATAACTACTAAAGCTTCTTGTTCTACGATTTTATAATTCATACAACCATGCCAACCAAGGTTTACAAACCTAGCTAGTTTATCGAAAGGCCCAGTAGCTTTCATTTCTACTTCTTGAGAAACTGCATAACCTAAAGCGTTGAAACCAACCGCGTAAGAGTGATAAACGTCTACGCCCGCTACTCCACCGTCTACGATGATAGTAGAAAAGTTATCTCTAACTACTCTAAAACCTTTGTACATTCCAACTTCATTTCTCATTAGGTTTTCTGGTAAAGAATATTTACTTGCATCAATCCATGAGTTAGGCCCTGACTGTTCTCTAATATCTTGAATAACATCGTCATGCGCGATTAGAAAATAATCACCACCAGAAAGGCCGGGTACGTTTGTTCTTGCAAGTCTGTTAAATGCTTTACCAAGTAAAGAACCGTCCATTGTACTAGTCGCTTCAAGGTCTGCGATTACTGCTTTACCGTCTGCGATAAGAACGTTAGTTCCTAAGTCCATTGCTAAAGTAGCAAGTTTATTTTTTGTACGTCCCGCATTGATTCCTACAAGTCTTGCCGCTGCCCTATCGGCCATTCCGCCCGTCTGTAAAGAAGCTAGTTTAGTAGTAGTTACTACGTTACCATATTCTTGAGGTGTAATGATGATAGCACTATCAGACATTGCTTCGCTTGTTACGTCTTCTTTTTCTTGTAAAGGCGTGATAGCTAAATCAAGTTGGTCGTACTTTGGAAGTGAAATTGATTTAGAACCAATATCACGCATAACAGTTGCAAATTGAGAAGCTACGCCTTGTTCTGCGAAAGCTAATCTAAATTCAGTGTCAAATTCTTCTCTAATCGAGTCGTCTACTTCCGCAGTTCCCGATAAGTTTAATGTAAATGCCATTTTCTTATTCCTTTGTTAGTTGTTAAGTTTTCTTACTTACTATTAAAGCTTAATAGTTGTTGTTGTAACTGTCTAGGTCTTTACCGAACTTTTTTCTAACCGCAGCTAGTTCTTGTCTTGTACTTACCTTTTTTAAAGCTTCCCTGTATAGGTCGTCTTTAGACTTGTTACCTTCGTCGTCTTCTTTCTTACCTTTCTTATTATTATAGTCGGGTAATTTCTTTTGTCCAAAAAAGTGGGGTTTCAATTCTCTAACTTTCGTTACAAATTCTTCCGCACCTAGAACCGTTAAGTCTTCTTGGTTTGCTTTTAATAGACTTCTAACTTCCTTATCGTTAATACTCAAAAGGTCGTCAACGTCTAAAGCGTCTTTAGCATGTTTAGAAACTTCCGTACGAATTTTTTCTTTTAAAGCTAGTTTCGTTTGGTTTTCATACTTCGCTTGTAGCTCAAGTTTTTCTTTACGTTCTTGTTCTAATAGCTCGTTTGTTTTACCTTCTTCTTCTAACTTTCTTTTCGCCGCGGCTTGTATTTTTTCTTCCGCTTCTTGCGCTCGCGTTTTGGTTTTACTGTTTTCGTCTAATAAACGTTCGTTTGTAGACTTTAAACTAACCGCTTCGTTTGCAGCGTCTTTTAAGGCTTTTAATTCTTCGTCCGTAATTTCTGGCATTTTATTCTTCCTTTACGCTAACCTACGTTGGGCGTATTTGTTGACGAACTAACCTACGTTGGGTTCGTCTAGTTATTATTTATTAAAATTAACTTATCGTCTATTAAATTGTTTTACAATGGTTTTAACTGCTTTGTTTAATTCGTCTACGATACTTGACGTTATGCGTCTATTAAACTTTTCGCCCCTTTCGGTTGGTAACATTCTACGAACTACTTTAGATTTTCCCGCGCCCCGATTATTATGTATGTCTGCTAAAAAATTAGCGAACCCTATAATTAATCTAAACCTTTGTTTTACCCCGCCGTAGGTTCTTGTAAATAACGATTTATGTAACCCGCCGGAGTGTCTTAGATTTACAGGACTTATTAATTTTGTTGGACTTGACTTACTAAAAAATTCGTCGTCTTTTTCGTTCGATACAAATAATTTACCGGTCTTACCTTTTCTAAAGGTAGCCTTACCACTTATTACGTCTTTGTAGCTTTGGGAATATTTAACCCACTTACCTACGCTTTTTACTGGACTTACACCAATAATCATATCTTGAATTATTGCTTTCTTAATAGGTACTAAAGCTTTCTTAGAAAACTCTTTTCTAACTTGAGGAATTAACCCGTCGTTTCTAACAGTACTTAAAAGTTTTTTTAGGACTTCCGAAAAATCAACTTCTAAACTCATTAACGCCCCCTACGAATTGCATCTAATAGTAAAGCTTCGATTGCGTCGTCACCAAAAAGGTCGTCAATACCTACAAAAGTACTCGATTCGTTTTCTTGCGTTTCACTAATATTTAAGTCTTGATTAGTATTCCTATCTATAAAGGACGTTATGTCTACGTCTTCTTCCGAAGTAGAACTAAGTGTAGGTTTGAAGTCGTTTATAATTGCGCGTATTTCTTCGGTAATCTCACTAACAAAAGTTTGCCCGTCGTTAGGAATATAACGCCTTTTCGGGTGGCCACTTGAAACCGCCCACGTTTGCGCCTTTTCGCTCAATTGATTATGTCCGTCTGCTTTAGGAACTTGCGCCCCTTTATGCCCGTACTTAATAAAAGAACCGTCTGCGGGTTTACTAATTAAAGAGTCTTTTAAGTCGCCTTCTAATTCTAGGTTAGAAGTTCTTACCCCGCCTTTTTCGTTCTTAGCGTACTTTTCGTTAAGAATACGAAAACGACCTTCGCCCTTTACTGGGCTAGTACCTTTAGATAAAAACCTTAATGTTTCGTTTAATAGATAGTCCGCTACTTCTTCTTTAGCATCTTGTTTTCTTTCGTCTGGTACTTCGCCATAACCATATTCTTCTAAGTCTAAATAGTGCATTAACTTCTTTTCGGAAGTTACTGTATTAGAAGCCATTTAGTTATTCTTCCTTTATAATTTCGTCGTCGTCTTCGTCTTGGTCGGCGTCGTCAATTCCTTCGCCTTCCATTAAAGACATCTGTTTTTTTAGTTTTTCTTCTTTACTTGCTGTGATTTCTTCTTCTCTCGCTTTTGCTTGTTCTTCCGTTAAATTAGGGTTCATAATAATATGCTTTTCCCACGGAAGAATTAAACCTAATTCGTCGCGCTTTTCTATGTTCTCTAAAGTTTCTTTATCACTTATTAAAACTTTAGGTTTTTGGAATGTTACTTCTAATTCTGAATTTTCCGAAAATGTTTTTTGATTCATTGCTTTCTCGGTAGCTTTCAAAACTTTAAAGTTACCTTGTTCTAATGTAATGCTATATAAACTTTGGTTATCTTCTACGACGTCTTGTACGTCCGCTTCGCTTAGTAGTCTATCAAAACCACTTGCAAACTTATCCGTACCGCCTTCTATTGCGCCTTTAGCTTTTATACCGTGGTCGTCTAATATGTTTACAATATCAAATTTAAGTACGTCTAATTGTCCCGCTAAGTCGGGGTTTGCTGAAATGTATTTAGCGTCGGTAGGTGCGGCGTCCGGCTTGTTACTTTGCGGTAAACTTATGGCCGTATGCATGCCCATGTGAACGTCTTTTAATTTTTGTCCTTCGGGGTGGGTTAATAACAATTGCCCGTGTCCTTGAGTCGCCGCCGCGGTCTTTAAGTCTGAAAATGCTACGTTCCAATCTATACTTTGTTCGGCAATGTTCGCTTGTACCGGATAGTCTACGCTAGAATCGGCTTGTAAATATGTTACCGGTAAACATTCTAATAAATTCGGCTTAATATCGATTAACTTTACTTCTATGTTTTCTTTATCTGTTAGAGTAGTCGCTTTCTTAACTGCATATTCCGCGTAAAAGTCCTTGTCCCAAAAATAATATATAACAGTTTGCGCCGCCGTATCACTTTGGTTTTCTGAAATGGTTTGTTCTATACCGTCCGAACGTCCAGACAATTCCGTTATTTCAGTGTCCGCATGACTTTGTACAAATATAATAGGTTCGCCCGTTACTTGGTCGCGAACTAAATCATATTCGTAAGGCTTTAATGCGTGTAGTACATAAGACCCTTCCATTATACGAAGTTTAGGGTCGGGGTTTTGCCATGTTAACCATAGACAAACATATTTATGTAAATTAAAAATCGAATCGGCTTCTTTAAAAGCCCTTTGGAATTTAAACTCGTTATAGATATTCTCTAAAGCTTGCGTTTCGTTTTCTGTACTACATGCCCTAATTGGACTTTGTTTGTATGCCTTACTAATTTTGTTATCGACTTTCAAAGGTATATTAATATCACCTAATCTAAATTTACTATGAGTTTTAGGGTAAGTCTTTTCTAATAACTTTCTAGTGTATTCCGATTGATTACCTTCTAAAGTTTGATTAAGTTTCCATGCGCTTCGTTTTCTTGCGCGGTTTTGGTCGCTTTCTATATCAATTACTAATGTTCTAATATGTTCGGTATTAGTTAAGTCTATTTGTCTTGCATCTAAAGCCATTTTAAAGTTCCTTTATTTACAGCATGATTTAAAAGCCGCGTTAATAGAATATGGCACGCTTAACGGTCTGTCTATTGTGGCTTTGAAATCATGTCCATAATTGATTTTATGACTAAGTTCGTGGGCAAGGTTAGACGCTTCGCTACAAAAAGAAGCCCCCGCATGGTATTTTCTGTTAAGTTTAATCCAAGTCGCGCCCTTTTCAGTATAACCGGCTACTTTACTAAACCTTTTAAAGTACATTATTAGCTCAATGTCTACAGTACTTTTTCTAATATGCTGTACTACTTCTTCGTTAGTCTTGTCGTTAGTTTTTCTAAGGTCGCGGGCTATCATAAATTCTTCGAAGCATTTAGAGTTTATTACATTATCCATTAAAGGAATATATTTCGACGCCTTTACTTTTTCTTCTTCCGTAAAATTAGTGTACTTAACAACGTTTACAAAGCTTTTAACTTTTTTATCGTTAGTAAAATTTACTTCTTTACTTACCGGAGTTTTAACCGGCGTTGTACTGCAAGCTAGTACCATGGTTAATATTATGAGATTAATTAAGCTTTTCATATTGTCTATTCCTTTTACAGTGAGTGTTATTTTTCTTTACAATGTCCGCACGATAATAAACGTTAACGTGCGTTCTACATAAACTTTATATCTTCGGCGTCAATAGTTTCATATTCGATACAATAATTAAAGCCGTAAGTTAGGGCGTTGGACATATCTTGTCCCTTTGTAGTTTGGTCTTCTATATAGCCCGCGTTTTCTTTTAAACGAGTATTAGCGAAACCCGCCTTTACAAAAGTACAATTATCGTTAATAGCTATTGATATTTCTTTATTCGCATTTAGTAAAGCCCCGTTAACATTATTATGTCTATCACGTATTCTAGGGTTAACCGAAGGTACTCTAATATCGTATTCTATAACGTCGCCGTCTTTTCTTGCGTAGTTCGCTAAATACTTTTCTATGATAGAAAAATCGGTACGCATTTTCGGGCCTCTCGTATCACCTTTAAAGCCGGTCGCGTCGCCGTGAATAATTATAGTGGGGTTATGTTTTAAATCGAAGTAGCCTTTACCGGCCCATTCTTCCATAGCGTCTAGTGTTCGCGCCCCGTCTACTGCTACTTCGTCGAGTACTTTAAATTTTCTATTAGTATGATTCGTATTAGTAGCATGTTTATTAAATTGAAAAAGTGCGCTCGACATTTCTTTACCTTTAGCGATATTAAAATCGAAACCTATTCTTAATGGTAAAGACTTAATCAGTGGTAAAGGTTCTTTGCTAATATGTTTTTCGGGGTCGTAATTATAATATATAACGTCCGTAGAAATGTATAGCCATTCCCCAAAAAGTAAACGCCTAATCATTTTGTCGTCGTACTTTTCTTTTAACTTCTCAATATACCATGTAGGTAAGAAAGGGTTATCATGCGTTCTTGAATAATAGACATGAGTATTCGCATCTTTTTGAGCGTAGAAACCTTTCTTTACTGCGCCTTCTATAAATTCAGCATAGGCGGGGTGGCTAGGGTCGTCGGGGTTTGTCGCTGCAAGAAAAAGATTTTCTGGAACGTGGGGTAATCTTCCTAAACGAGCAATACACTCTATAAAAAATTCCCAGTCCTTAGTATCGTTTTCCGTTAGTTCTTCGACGCATATCATGGACAAGGCTAACGACCTAAACTTTTTAAATTTCTTGTCATGCCATGACCTAGATATTATTTCGCTACCGTTAGCAAACTTAATAGACGCGCTCGTATGGTTAACCCAAAAGTCTACGCCTTCTTCTAAAGACCCCGATAACATTTCTAGTAATAGCGTAAAGATAGTATCTTTTAAATCGGGTAATGTTTTACGGCCTATCATGCACCTTGCGCCGTCGAAGCTTGTAACATGGCTTAATATTAACCACGCCATTAAAACCGATTTAGCCGAACCTACCGACCCCGAAAGCATTATGTAATGAGGTTGGTCGCTACTTAGAAAAAACTTTTTCTTAATGTCATAAACGACTCTATATTGATAAGGAATAACAGTCGGGTCAAATTCAAAGAATGAAGGGGTCGAAGTCGTGCCGACTTTTGTTTTTTCTGCCATGTCGTTATTTAACCATTTTTAAGCTTAATGTAAAATCAGTTATTTACAACGCATTGCACGATAATCTTTCTTATCGTGCGTTCGCTTAAAAAATTCCTTTAGGGGTAATATTGTCTTGAATATAAATCGGATAGCCTTCTCTTGATAACTTAGAAAACGTTGCCGTAGTTCTATCGCCTAATAATACTTTTTCATATAATGATTCGTCGGGGGCTACTGCTACTATAATTAATTGAACAATTCCATTTTGTAAATAAACTATAGCACGTTCCGCGTCTTGCATTTTATTCTTCCGATGGTTTATTTTCCAATGTAAAAGCAAACGTTTTCTTTTTAGGGTTTACTTCTTCCGTTTTAGTTTCTTGTTTATCGGCCCAACCGAATCTATTTTTCATATTGAGATTAAAAACTTGTCCGTTAATTTGTTTTCCGTTTTTAGTATGTACAGAATAATCTACTAATTTATTTTCCCAATGACGTTGCGAAAGTGACTCACCTATAGAGATAGCGTCCGCAAATTCTTTATGTCTTGCCGCCCACTTATATAGAGTATCTTTAGAAATGCGTAAATATCCGGCGGTAGCTTCTTTAGAATATCCTAAACCCATTTGTTCGATTACTACTTCACAAAATGAAGTGTCGTATTCCGTTGGTCTTCCAACCGGCTTTTTTTCAGTACTAACCGGTCGACCTTT